TATGTGCTTGTGCTTATTCAGCGGCACTCTTTCTTTCCTGCGCCATCTTCTCGTTTCGCTTCCGTTCCCACTGCATTGCAGCTCCGGGAAAATCTCCGGTCACGCCCTCAAGTTTGACCATAGGCTTGCTAACGATACGAATAGCAGGTTGACCACACACCTTACAATTGGTTGTTCGGAGTTCCGAATCAATGTAAGCTTCTGTGAGATGGTCATCTCCGCAGATAAACTCGTAGATACGTTTAGGCATTTACTTCCCTCTCAAAGTCCTCGTAGCTGTTTTTAATCGCTGACTCGTAAGAGAGAACTCGCTGTACCGCTTCTATTTGTCCTCTACGGAACCAGAATTGCTTCTCATCGGGGATGGTAGTAATATCCTGAAGTAGCTCCATATTGTCGGAGATGTCTTCTAGGTATTGCTTCCAGCCCTTTGAGGCAAACAAATCTAGTAATGTTTCGTAATAATCTTGTAGTTCTTTGTCCATCTCTTTATCCTTTCATAATGTGGAGAGATGTTGCAATTATACCACACTTTTATAAATTTGTCAAGTGTTTTGTTTCTTATTTTGCATTTGCATCATTGCGATGCGCTCATTACTGCTAATATCTTCTTCTTTAAGCATTAGCTCTGCAACTTTTGCTCGTTTAGCAAACTCAGCCTCATCTGCATCACCAGCTTGTAAGTTGGTAGAGATAGCCGCAGCCATTTTTGCTTGAACAACTTGTGGTTCCAATTGAGCTTCGACCGCATACTTCTGTGCACGGGCTTGGGCTTCCATACCTTGAGCTTGCACTAGTTGAAGTTGTGCCTGAGCCAATTCCATCTGTAACTGCTGTTGCTGTTGTTGCATTTCCTGCTCTTGTGGATTAGGTTGCGCTGCTTGTTGCATCTGAGCGATAATCTCTTCACGGTTGGACAGACCCATGTTATCCACAACGGCTGAGACCAGCATTGGGTACATTGGACTATCTTGACCCAACGTCTGCAACAGTTGTACAAGTTGTGTAACCTCATACTCACGGGCAATAACACCCAGAGATGACGAAGGTACAAACTTATAATCGCTGACAGGGTAATGCTCAGGGTCAAACTGCATGTAACGCCACGCTGTCTTCTCAATCATAGGGATTAGGAAAGACTCTTGGAAGTTAATCAGGGTACGCTTGTGGCGCTTGATAATTGCACCCATCGACATTGACACAGCACCAGCGGCAGCGTCACCATTGATCGTTCCGGGGATGCCAGCAGCGTCAATAGCGCCAGTAGCCATCTGAACCATCTTCTGCAACTCACCAGCCTGAGCGAAGGTTACCTGATCTAGGTTACCAAACTTAAATGGTTGGAGGATTTCAGCAGGGTTGCCGTTAGTGAGGATTGTCTTGCCGGGACGAATCTCTAGTTTAGCCCCACGAGGCATACGAGAGGCATCCATAGCCATCATTGGGTGGACAGTGAGGGCTAGGGCATCGATACGAGCGCGTAACTCAGCATCCAAAGCCTTCTGGCTGTTATAGCCCTTCTCACAGATACCACGACCCCAGAAGCGAGAGGGTACTACGTCCCAAGGGAAAGCCACGATAGGGCGATCCTGCATCATGTAGGGGTTCTCTTCGATCTTGAGCAATTGACCACCGTTGGCGATAACAACGATCACCTCAACGTAGCCTTCTTCCTTCTCTTCCTCTTCCTCAGACTTAACGGTTTTAGACAACTCATCGTCATCTTCCTCCATTACAGCATCGTTATAAAGATGCTTAGGAATTAATCCATAATACTTGGTTAGTCGGACTTTATCTTCGTCAAAAGAGGTAAGCTCTTTGTCTGCTTCAATGTCTGAATCAGTATCGGCAGACTCAAGATCAACATCCCGATAGATACCATTTTGAATTCCAATCTCTACTTGGTGTTTAGGAACAAACTCGTCAACCGCAACACCCAAGGCATCCTCAATAGAGGTAGCAACAGGGTCAATCAGGAAGTTCTGTGGCAGGATTGGGCGTAGTTTAATCACTACCCGGTCTTCAATGTTAACACCAACCGCTTGCATCGCCCCATCCATGATAGGCTGAGTGGCTGGCTTCATCTCCTTGACTTCCTCAAGCACCAATTCAGCTACAGCAGTACCGTAGACAGCGGCGTTAAGGATACACTCGGCTACAGCCTTGCGAGTCTTGGTAAACTGGAAGTCCTCAGACAGTTGTTCGCGCAAATAGGCAACATCTTGAGGGTTTTGGTCATTGCGGTCATCACGAATGTCAAACCACTTACCACGACCGAAGGTAGCCTCCTCCACCTCAGCGACAGATGACTCCACGGCTTGTTGTAGGGCTGGTGAGATGAGACGTGAACGCTCTGAGTCGCGGGTTTTGTCCTCTGCTGACCAGATACCACGCCAGAGACGGTAGTACTCGTCAAACTTCTGCTCGTAGTTAGCACTATAGTGGTCGCGCCATTGGTCTACCTTATCGATAACCCAACTTTCAACCTTCTGGTCTGTATAATCTTTATCGTCGTCCATATTAACACTTCCACTTCTTTAATGCTAGGGCTTTGCGGGTAGGGCTACCGTCAGGTTTCTTCATTGGGCCTTTTACACCGCCCATACGCGCACAGAAAGAATCTTTCCGCGCTCCACCTTCTGGTTGAGGCCGTTTTAGGTTACTTCCCGTAGCCGCGTTGATGCGTTTACGGCCTGACTCGGACAGACCACCTGTAGGGTTCTTGTCCTTCTTAGTGAGGGATACTTTTTTGTTAGACATCATTTACTCTTCTTAGGTTTCTTAGCTGTCTTAGCAGATTCCTTGAAATCAGCAGCACTAGGAGCACCTTTACTACCAACTTTACGCATCTTTTCACCACTACCAGCGGCTATGCGTTTCTTCTTGGCGTTAATATTTGCGTATAATCCGTTTCCCATCTTATTTACCTTTACGTAAACACTTACCTGCTTTTTTACACTTAGCAGGAGTAGGGCAACCAGCGCATGGCTTAAATTTGATTGGGATTGTCTTGTTTGGCATAGTTAATTCCTTACTTCAAAAGTGGGTTAGTAAAAGGATTGGCATTTAAGTCAACACTCTCTTCTTTTACAGGTGCTAAATCTTTTAGCCTTGGTAAATCAGAAGCATTAGCGGCATTGTTAATTGCTTTTACTTCATCGTCCCCTAAAATTCTGTTGACTTTCATCTCACCGCCAATAATCCAGTTACCTGTCATATTAGAGTTTGTTTTATACCGATAATGACCACCGAAAGGCACTTGATCTGTTATATGGGCGGTTCGTGCGTTAATTTTACCTGACTTCGTTCTTTGTGCTCTTTTTACAGCCTCGTCTTGCCAAGGAACATCAGCACCCATTTCAACTTCAGCCCATACTTGGTTATCTTCTCTAATGTTTGGTTTTTTACCTTTAACTTTTGCTAATGTATTGGGGTCATAAGAACCTCCAATATGTGTCGCAACAGGTAAATCACCTGCATGCCAGCCCGGACGATAAGCCAGATCACCTAAAGAAGATTTTACTTTTCCTGTCTTTGTATTCAAATCACCGGCTTTAGCTGATAACCATTCACCCATTTGAACTGGTGTTTTTGCATCTACAAAAAGAGGGTACAAATTATTATCTTTACCAACTCTAAATAGTTTGTAAGCTTTTACAGTATTTTTAGGCGCTGTTGCTAACGGGGCATTTGGAAATTTTAAAGCATCGCCTACTTCATCAATAAACTTAGGAGCTTCTTCTTTTCCTAATGAAGATAACAAATCCTTTTTACCTGCTTGTTTTAATATGCCACCTAACGGGGGTACAAAAGGTAAAAATCCTAAAGCATTTAAAGCGGCTTCACCATACTCATCTTTTGATAAAGAATCTGTAACATCTTTAAAAGCCATTACATCGCCAAAACCCGGTGTGAGATCAACTGCCATTTTCATATATGGTTCAGCAGCAGAAGGTAACACAGGTGTATCTTGCCTTTGACCTGCTAAGAACGCTTGTTCTGGGTCTGAAAACATTCCGTTCATTGTTAATATCCTGAAATTGTGTCTAGGTACTCGTACTCTTCCTCTTCAAAGTCAAAAACATAGGCTACTTTTGCAAGTTGCTCGATGTAGGACAATGCGTCAGGCAAGTCATCATGTACTAGCTTATTTGGAAACTGAAATAATTGGTCTAGGAACTCGTTGTTCCAATCACCTTTGTTGAGGGTAACGTAACCATTCTCAAAACGCCCTTGTAGCGCCCATACGACACGATCTGTCTTCTTCTTATTACCGTGTGTTAACTCGTCAACCCTAAAGAATGTCTGGGTTCTCTTCATAATGTCGGTCATGTAGGGCATAACCGCCTGTTTAGCGATACCCTTCTCAATGCCGACAGCTACAGGCTCGTACTTGGCGACAGCATCGAATATTTTCTTGGCTGTTTCCTTGACATCCCACCTGCCGTAGATGATCTCTGCCACCCACCAACCCTTCTCGTTGGCTTTTACAATCGCCAGAGCAGTGTTGTCCAGCCTCGTGTTCTTAACACCAACAGACCCCTCAGCCTCAAAACCAGCCAAGTCGACCGCGATGTAGAAGTCACCATCATCAGGCTCCTCCTCGTCAAACTTTATCCACTCTTCTTTGAATAACTCCCCACCTGCTGCCTCGAAAGATGCCATAAACTCCTGCCGGAATGCAAATGAGGACATGCTTTTCTTAGCTGCCTCAATCTCTTTAGGGTCAAGTAGCGGGTTGTCGAACGAAGTGAAGTGAAAAGATTTGAAGGTTTCATCGGTTCCTTTTAAACCGTATTGGTATAAATCATAGAAGTGGTTACGACCCATCGGCGTACCAATGAACATCGCTCTCCCCTTCAAGTCAGCCAAAGCAGGGCGAAGGATTTGCTCCCACACCGCTGGCTTCATATCTGCATACTCATCAAGTACCAGAAACTTTAGCGAAACACCCCGCATCGTTTCAGGCCGATCAGCACCTTTGAGACTAATAGTTGCCCCATTGACAAGCTTAATCTGCAAGTTGTTAATATGGCTACCTGTAATGACAGAGTGACCAACCTCAAGCAGGACTTGCCACATGATGTCACGAGCTTGACCTTGCGTAGGAGCAACATAGAATACATGACCTCTCTCGCTTTGTAGCGCTTCAACTATTAAGCGGTAAGCAGCCAAACGACTCTTACCTGTACGCCGACCAGCCGCTACCACATGGAAACGAGTCTCGTCAGCCCATACCTTCTTTTGCCAAGGCAGTAGCTCAATCTTTAGATCACTCAATGCCTGTTAGGTAAACGGTCTTTTTACCTTCCTTGACAGCGCGGAGCACTTGGTTGTTATTCTCACCCTCTTCAAATGAACAGTGAACCCAACCTGAGTTCGGCTGACCATCTTCGTAAAACTCTAGGATGAGTTGTTTAAAAGTAAGGTTATCAATAATCCATTTGGCTAACTGCTTGTTGTCCAACCCCGGAACCTCGAAGTCTGCCGCACAACCCTTACAGTGGTCGCTTGTGGTACTCCCACCAATCGCCTTGTTTAACTCAGGGGAACGGTAGCCACTGGTGACGGTAACTGCCCCATGTGAGTTCCTGACCTTCTGTAGCACCATGTCGCATAGGGTGGTCAAGTTGCTTAACACCTCATTGCTTGGTGTATTGTCAATGCTCTTGCGAATTGCTGTATCACTTTTAGTTAACTCTTGGAGGCTAAAGTTTTTACTTAGTTTCATTTAAATTTCTTTTCTAGTACTTTTTCGAGGAGACCCCGGAGTCCATAAATAACCACAACCATACCGATGATGATGTAGCGATACCATTCAGGCATCTGGGCTATAACATTAAAACCAGCTAAAGCGTATTGCTCCATGCCGGGGATGAATGACATAATCATAGGAGCCAAGAAGATGATAAGGATAAGCTCATCCTTCCAACTCTTAGTCATCTGCTCCATTGCTAGGCGGTCTAGGTCGTAGTTTTGAGTTTGCCCTGCCTCAGCCATCTTGGTGAGTGCAGTGGCTTTAGCAACCTTGATGTCAGAGTCGGCTTTAATCTCGACTAACTTAGCCTCAAGGGTTGCCTCTGTTTGCTTTTGCTTACCCTCTAACCATGTACCGCCTAAAGAGAGTAAAGAGGTAATAACAGGTATCATCGGAATAACTTCTCAAAAAAGTTTAACTCTTTATCTGGCTCAAGGGAAACTGGTTCTTCAACCATTGGCTCTTCTACCGCTGTTCCGAATAAAGCGGGGTCAACATACAAAGAGTTATCTTTAATCAAAAACTTGTAATCTTCGTACTCTTCAGGAGAGAACAATGATTTGTTAGTCCCCTTACCCTTGTAGTAGCTGCGTCCCTCTTGTAAGTTACGCTGTGCTCCTCCTACGGGGTTAACATATTGCTCATCGGCTATAACAGGGAAAGAAGCCCACTCTTGCGCTATGTTACGAGCAAACTCTTCAGGTGGTATCTCTCCACGCTCATAAGCGCCATAACCCCTGTAATCTAAAAGCTTGTTACCCATCCTCTCTTGTAGTTCAGGCGTAAACTTATCTGTATTCTTTAACCCCATGTTCCTCATCAACATGCGGATTGTATCTGGTTTAAACTGATAGGCTCCAGCGGCCTTATCGTTGTTCTTTTTCTGATAGGCCACCAACTCCCTCAAGGTCATGTTAGTTAGTTTTCTATCACTATTGGGCTTATCACGGGCAAGGATGTTATAATTGCCACCGTAGGATTCTTTTTCTTTGATTAGCTCTAGTAGATTATTTCTCATATATATCCTCGGCATCGACAATATTGTCACCGTCATCAGCGATTGTGACTGACTCCCCAACCCCACTGATGGTGATGTTAACAGAAGGGCGACTGCTACCACCTTTGTCCTTATCAAAGTAGGACATAGGAAGCATTCTATCGACCAATAGTTTCCACGCTGCTGCTTGGTTTTTATGCTCATCATCTAATGCCGCGTCCAAAATTGAGTCTAATACCTTACGGCTCTTGGGGCTATTCATCAATCTAGCCTTAAACTCTTCAATCGCGCTTGCATCACCTTTAGGTCTTCCTACAGGTTGCTTGCGGGCTTTCGCTAATGATGACTTTGTGGGTCTTCCTCTTTTTTTCGCTTCGCTCATCGCTTGAGGGTTTTCCATGACTGGTTCCTTACTATATAGACCACTTGAGTACTTACCTATATAGGGCTATATAGTTATTTACTCAAGCGTTTTATATAACTATATAAACTATGAACCTCAAGGGATTTAAACCCCCTTATCGTCATACCCTATATAGTGGCTATTATAGCACACTTTTTCTATTTTGTCAAGTGTTTTCTTCACTTTTTTTACATTTATTTTTAGGGGTCGCTTGAGGGGCAACATTACTGTTCTGTCGCAATCGACCTCGACAGACGACAATTCCTTTACTCTGTCCCTAATTAAATCTTCTAGGCTTGGTTATTTTCTTTTAGAATCAGTTGTTTAGGTGTTATAGACTATATAGTAGTAGCGTTCTAATTTACCCTTATTTTGTATCTGGGCGGGTACAGCTTTATTTGTCATTACAGCCAGCCCCCCCCGTCCCTGCCCTTAATCTGTCCCTAATTAGACCTGGCACGATTCTTGCATAGGGCTGCAATCTGTCCCTAATTAAACTGTATAGACCTGGCACGATTCTTGCATGCGTGTGTCTATGTGGTACGCTATACAGTCACCACCAAGAGTTATCCACAAGCTATAAAGTTATCCACGCTATCCACAAGCTGCACCAATAAGATGCATAATTGCACCAAGCTAGGGCAGCATGCACCAATAAAAGGCAGCGTTACATACAACGGATATGATAGTTGTTAACCTAGGTATTCATTTATAGGGGTTAAACAGTTGGCACGATACATGCATGTAACAAAGTAGACCCGGCAAAACGACGGGTTAAACTAGACAACTAATAAAGGGTTATTAACATGAAAAAATTTAAGACAATTCATATTAGCGTTATGACGGGCAAACTAGACGGGTTACGCGCTATCAGTACAAACACTACAACAAACCCGTTTTGTATCAAGCAAAATGCAAGCGGTAAAGCTGACAATATTTGCACTAAGTGTTACAGTCACACTATGCTCAACACGTACCGCAAGAATATGGCGCCTGCGTTAGAGCGTAATAGCGTAGCGTTATCTACACGGATTATCCCCGCTGACGATATACCGCGCCTTAATGATGCCTACTTTAGACTGGACGCGCACGGCGAACTAATCAACACGCTACATTTAGAAAACCTATTGCGCATAGCTAGGGCAAACCCACAAACTACAATTACGCTATGGACTAAGCGCAAAGATATAGTGAATAAGGTTTTAGACGGAACCCCTAAGCCTAACAACATGATATTAATATTTTCTAACAGTAAAATAGGTACAATAATGGATAAAGCCCCTAGGCATTTTGATAAAACGTTTAACAATGTTTTAGTGTCCGAGCATACAGACAGACAAAATTGCACCGGTCAAAAGTGTATGGACTGTTTAAAATGCTACACGCACAATGATACGGTTGCCATTGTCGAAGCCGTAAAAAAGTATTAAGGGGGTTTTATGCTAAAATTTATTCTTGAGGGGGTGGCATACTCTACCCTATTCGCTAGTATGCTTACGCTTATGCTTGCATATTTTGATGTTTTATAATGTGTTGTTAAAATGCTGCACAATTGATAAGGGGAAATTATGACACTAGACTACTTTACATACGATATAGCCGATTATTGGCTACCCGCTATAGAAAACGAAGACTACACGGCGCTAGATGATGATGAAATACCGCTGTTGGAAGAATTCTTAGACAATCTACCGCGTAACGCTATGAGTTGGGAATGGGGTGAAGAGACAAGCTTTGCCTACGATGATATTAGCGGGTTAATGGCACAATGTGTTCGAGGTAAACTGTATATTAAGGGTCATATAAGATGAAAACAGCGGTTTTATTTGTTAGGGGTGATAGCGCCTATAAAAGATACAACGGGTTAGACGTTTATGACGCAGACAGAGACGCGCTGACGTTTTTAGGAGGCATGCCCGTTATAGCGCATCCACCTTGTCGGGCATGGGGGCGGTTGTCTCATATGGCAAACCCGCGCCCAGGTGAGCGTGAGTTAGCCTTATTTGCACTAGATAACGTGAGGGCTTATGGGGGCGTGTTAGAGCACCCCAAAGGGTCTAAGCTATGGAAAGAGCAAAACCTGCCTACTGGTAACGAGACAGACGGTTATGGGGGTTTTACGCTTGAGATAGACCAGTATGATTTCGGCCATGTTGCGCCTAAGAAAACCCTACTGTACATTGTGGGCATTGACAGGGGAGAGTTGCCACCCTTACCACCTAAGAATACAGCCACACCCACACGGTCTATCGCGGGTAACATTAAGGGCACAAAGCGTTGCACACAATACCAACGAGAATATACGCCTGACTTATTAATTGAATTTTTAGTTACTATATGCAAAACCGTGGCAGCAAAACAACAGGAGGTTATATGTTAAAAACAACACTATTAGAACGACTAGAACGGGCGGAGAGACGTTTATTTATCTATCCGGCACACGTGGGCTATGATTCGCCCGGAGACGGTAATAACTGCGCTGTAAGGGCGTTAGCTAACGTTAAAGGCGAACCCTACGCACTAAGCTTTAAAACGTTCGAGCAATTAGGCAGACGGCTGCGCCGTGGCGCTAACGCGAGACAATGCCACGCGGCCTATATAGGCGCGGGTGGACGCTTGGTTAACGTCTACGGGGTCACCAAGCAAGCTATTTCATTTTCAACTATAACGGGAGTTTATCCGTCACCGGGTATGACGTTAGGGCGTTTAATGGCGACTATTCCTAAGACCGGGCGTTATGTCGCCATTGTGACACAGCATGCACTTGCAATAGTAGATGGAAACGTGATAGACTTGAACGCAACCAAGGCGCACAAACGCGTTACGGCACTTTATAAATTTGACTAGGGGGTTTTATGATTGATCAAGCGCAACACCACATAGACGAGGCTACACGGCTGATTAAACAGGCGATTATGACCGACGCCCTAGCGGGTCTCAGTCAGGCGCAATATGTGGCCTTTCTAGACTTATGGGAGAGCCTATACAGTCTAGATAATTTGATTAAACGGTATGATGAAGACGACGAAGAGTTAAAACGTCACCTATTATTGGAGGATGACGAATAGAGCGTTAAGCATTGGCGATTATGTCGCCTTTGCCTAGGGCTTTTCCTAGATAACTGGAGGGTTTACAATGACTGAAACGGATTTTATGCTCTTGTGTGTTGAACATAACATAGCACCACAATGTGCGCTTGAAGATGAAAACCTAGTGCAAGCGTTGAAAGATAAGGATTGGGAACGGGTGCGCTATATTATGTTGTATGAAATGTAAGAGCGTTAACCCTAGGGCATAATCGGCAGGTTTTCTAATAATACTACTATTAGACTTTCTGCCGGTGTCCGTGGGCTAGGGCTTTTCCTAGATAACTGGAGTTAAACATGATTTACAAAGCATTCACCATCGCATCGTCGTTCAAAACAGTCGAGCGCGTCGAGATAAAAGAAGCGGGTAAGGTCAAAGGGGTTATGCTAAAGCGAGTTAAGACGCATTATTTGGTTAACCCTACTACTGGTACTAAGCGGGACGTAAAAAGCGCGCAGGCAGCCAAATGGCGTGTTACACGGGCTATTAACCTAGCCAACAAAGCAATGGACTTGGTGTAATCTAATGGAGAATCACTTAACACCTCAATGCGCCTACTTTATCGCTGATTACGTCAACGATCAAATTATGCGCGGTAAAACAATCGACAAATTTACTATTCTAGGGGCGCTTGTCGCCTACTATGGTGGAACAAAATATCCGGAGGACTTATCATAATGTTAGATCAATTAATCATGCAAAGCGCAGGACGATTCGTAACTGTCACATTCACTAAAAAAGACGGTACTGACCGTGTTTTAACTGGTCGCTTGGGGGTGACTAAGCATCTCAAAGGGGGTAAGTCAACACTTGATGCCGAACAGTACATCACAATTTTCGATGTAGTTAACAAGGGTTATAGGGCTATCAATCGCTCTACAATCAAGTCAGTAAAGATTAACCACATACATGCGACACTTGCATAATTGGTTATTAGGGGCGGTAGTGGCTTTGCTGCTATCGCTTTCTCATTATCTAAACTAAAGGAGAATAAGTAATGCTGTTACGCAACATAACGGTAAAGGGGTATGAGAATGAGGAGTTTGGGGCAGCCCCTGTTGTTATCCTTACCATTAACGGAACGTTGGTACAGGAAGAGCTACAGGAGATCCTAACACCTATTAGAAAGGCATTCAACGAGCTAGGCCAGAGTATGACTTTTGATGTGTCGTATAGAGACTGTGACCTTTGATGTACGAGATTAGAACTGTTTACTCTAATTTGATCGTATACCGCACTACTGTGAGGGATAATGCTGTATACTGGTTAGAGTGTAATAACCAAGAGGGGATGTTTAAATTGGTAAGGGTTAAAAAGAATGATAGCTAGTATCAGAACTTGGTGCGAAGAGCATTTATCGCTCAACGCGCTGCTTAAATTAATGGGGGTGATTGAATGAGATGTAATTGCTGTAATGTCGTGTTAACACCATTTGAGAGCACGATAAAGCGAGTTAGTGATAATTCGTATGTAGATATGTGCGAGAAGTGTTTCAGCTACATAGCCGATGAGGTTAAAGTTTTAACCCGTGAAGACTTGAGGGCTGAAGTTGGCACGGATGTTGCTAACTATGTAGACTATGAAGATAAGAAAGGTATTTATGACTAAGACACTTGAGGGGGATAATAGAGAAGATACACTTGAGGGCTATATAGGGATACAAGCGGAGGCATCGTTGTACTACACCTTAACTGATGCTCACGAGTTGATTCAAGCGATAGGTTTAAAGGATTTTCTCGAAGCCCTCTACAATGAGAAACAAGGGAGGCTGCTTACGGTCGAAGAGCAAGAGGCCATGCAGGTGTTACATGATAGATGGGAGTTGTAATGGCATTCAAGAAGATACATCAACCATGTCCAGACTGCGGAGGTACTGACCCCCTAGCTATTAACGAGGACGGCAGTACCAAGTGCTTCAACTGCGGAACGTACAGGAGGGACGAGGCGGCGATAGAACCCTCTACCCATACCCATGTATACACCGAGCCCAGGAAACCCGTTGTAGCCCGTTCTGATGCGTATGTGGGGGCTTTTCCGGCTAGACGGTTAACCACTAGCACCATGCGTACCTATGAGGTGGAGCAAACCACCGATGGTGAGGTGTTATTCCCCTACCACAACAAGACAGGGGAGGCTGTCGCTATCAAGGTTAGGGGTGTTGACAAGACATTCAAGGTTGAAGGTGACTGGAAGGGTTCGACGCTGTTCGGTCAAAGTCGTTTCCACAAGGGCGGTAAGGTGGTCACGCTGACAGAGGGTGAGTTCGATGCCTTGGCTGTCCACCAGATGACAAGCTTACCTGCTGTTAGTGTGCGCTCAGGTGCTCAGAGTGCCCTGTCCGACTGTAAGGCAGCGTTTGAGTGGTTAGATTCGTTTGACAAGGTGGTTATTTGCTTTGACAACGATGAGCCGGGAAAGGAGGCAACACAGAAGGTAGCTGAGTTGTTTGGGTCGAAGGCGTGTATGTTTAAACACATCACCGACTACAAGGATGCTTGCGACTGGTTAATGCACAAGAGTGAGGTGCAGTTTAATGACTCATGGAAGAAGGCTGAGGCGTACAAGCCAGAGGGCATCGTCACCGTCACCGACATTAAGGAGAGGTTGTTAGCCCCGCCAGTAGCAGGTGTGCCGTGGTGCTTCGATACCCTAACTGAGGTGACATATGGTAGACGTAAGGGAGAGTTGTATGCTTTCGGTGCTGGTGTTGGGGTCGGTAAGACTGACGTGTTTACTCAACAGATTGCCTATGACATTGACAAGTTGGGGCTGCG